TCAATGAATGCGCGTATAACTGGCTGTACGCAGGGTACCGCTTGTCCCGAATCCACCACAGCAGACAAAACGTCGCGCGTTGAGATCCAGGCGCAAGAAATCGGCTTTGCAGGCTACACCCTTCAGAGCTAGCCGGATTTTCCGGGCTGGCGGTTCCTCATCGGTCATCAGGCGCTTGGCAGTAACCGGACATAATGCCCCTGTCAGTGCCGCTCCACCTGTTGCAGCTTTGCCGACTGTCAGTGTGAAGTGGGACCGTACGGGTTTGGTCCGCTCGACCTCGCGGATGATGTCTTGCTGCCAAGCGGCATCCGACGGCGTGTCATCACCCAAGGTCAGGGTCAGGTTGAATGTATGCGGGGCCTTGGGTGGATGTGTCTGCCACCATTCCTGTAGCGACAGGTTGGCACCAAAAGTATTGACAACCGTTCGTACAGACTCGGCCGTTCCCTTGCGTCGCTGGATATCAATAGCCTTGCGTACATGCCGACGCTTGACGTCTGTTGGCCAGGATGGATCCCAGTTGTCAACGGACAGCGCCCAGGCCAGCCAGGGCAAGTGCTCGGGCAGACAGGTGTCCGGATTCCACAAGGATCGCAGGGGAACCGGAACATCGGACAATCGGGCGATTGTTTGTTCCAGGGCACGTTCGGCCGGTGTGGCATTACCGGGCAAAAGACCGGGGCAGGATTCAGGCATCAACGCCCCCGTCCTTCAGGTTTATGGACTGGCACCAGGCTGCTTCACCTGCACTGACCGTTATCGTTTGTTGCGGGCTGCTCAGCTCGACCCTTTGTACACCGGGTTGGTGCAGCGCGGCGTAAAGCTCTGATAAGGTTACGTCCAAGCCTAAGCGACGCGGGCGGGCAACCACAGCAGCAATCGCCTTTCGGGCCTGTTCAAGTGCCTGTTCACGCCCCGGACCCGGGTGAAAGTACAGCGTTGCATTGATATCGTATTCATGGATCGTGGCGCTGCGGACAGCAACCTTGTCTGTCAGGGGACGGATCTCGTCGGAAGACAAGATATCCTGTACGCCTTGCAGCAGCGCGGTGTCCGCAGTACCGTTGCCGCTGCGCGACAGGATTGTAACCTCTACCTCACCGGGGGCCGGGCTGCGTACACTGGCATCTGCGACACCATCAACCGTCAGGGCATAGAAAACATAGGCCCCCGCAGGACCAGCTGTGCTGAAACCTTCGGGAGCCAGCTGAATACGGCGGCGAAGATCATCATCGTTTTCCAGAACCGGTAAAACGGGTGGCACCGCCTTTGGATCGCCGGCCAGCAATGTCTTGCGTACAACGCCCAGCAAGGCTCCCAGATTATCCAGGTCTGCCCCTGTGGCATAAGCCAGCATGACGCCACGGGCTGCCTCATTGACACGCTGCCGTAACAGCAGTTCACGATAGGCTGCTATTTCCAGAATCTTGTATGCAGGATCACTTTCCAGCAACGCCTTGAACACGGGGTCGCGCTTTTGCAGGTCTTCCAGCATGTCTGAAAAGATTGCTTCATAATCCAGCGTTTCCACCACATTGGGGGAAGGGAGCCGGGACAGGTCTACAGCTGTAAATCCGTGCGCCATCAGGTTATTTCTATTCCGTCGAGAGTAATGATGTACTTGCCGGGCATGTACTCTCCGGTCAGCTCCAGAACCACACAGCCCGGCCGTGCACTGCGGGCATGGACCCGCTGTAGTTTCAGGCGTGGTTCCCAACGGCTCAGGGCCTCGGCGGTTGCTGCGTACAGCTCCAGCAAGATGTTTTGGTTTATGGGAGCATCAACCAGCTGATAGAGCCGGCTGCCATAGTCACGACGCATGACACGGCTGCCCACAGGGGTCGTCAGGATATCCCGGACGCTTTGCGAGAGATGGTCAAGGCCGGACAGGTGTTTGCCCGTTTTTGCATTTGTTCCGTTCATGGAGCCGATACTGCCGGCTTGTCTGCTCCATGTCCCCTGGCGGCCTTTCCACCCTTTAATTTATCCGGCAAAGACCGATGGAGAGCCTTCTGCAACCGTTGAACCGCAACTGACCGGGTCTCCGATCCGCCCTACGGCCTGACCATTGGCAAAGACCGAAGCCGAACCCTCTGCCAACGTGCTGGTATGGCATGATGGTGAGGGATCACAATGATCTGCCCATGCGTCTCCCTTGCGGTGTATCGGTCGGCTATTGACAAAGACCGATGAACTTCCTTCTGTGCTGTTACGCGGCGGAAAAAGGTCGTGGCCCGTACAGGGATCATTCTTGCGGGTAACAGCGGGCATGGATTTCCTCTCTCAACCGGAGGCTTCCGGCTGTCCAGTCCTGGAAAATACACAGTGTGTAGGTTGCTTGCTCTGTTGTGCCGTCAGACAAGGATGCCGTTACAACAAGGCGTCCTTCATACCGCTTGGTCTGCGAAGGATGGAACGCTACCAGATCAATGCCTGAAGCCGGAAGATCATCCCAGCTATAAGCCTGAAGCAGCGTATTGCCCTGTCGATATGTCAGGCACATGCCATCAAAGGATCCTTGCAGCCGCTCAGCCGTTACATGAACAGCCTCGGCTGTGCCGTCTATGGACAGGGTTGCAAGCTTTGGGTCCAAGGATGCGCGATAACCTGTTACGGCCAGACCACGAAAAGCCGGATCGCGTACCGCGCAGGTAATGGTCCGGGATAGATGGACAGAGGTTTCAGGCAGTGTAAACAAAACGCCGGGCTTTGGCGTCCAGGTTACCGTGCGGATCTGCAGGTTCTCTGTATTAGTTGAGATCAATACGTGCCCCCTTAAGGGTAATGCCGGCATCATTGATGAGCAGGGAACTTCCGCCCGATGACAGGCAAAGACCATCCTGTCTGATGCTGACTGTACTTTGCCCCACGTTCATATACAGATGGTGGTCGGCGCTGTCGTATTGAAGGCATGTTCCGTCATCAAACAGGATTGTATCCCGATTTTCGTTGTTGTCGGGCGCATCCAGGGTTTGGCTGTAAAGCATGCCAGCAATAACAGCGCGGGTCAGATCACCCGATGGAGCAATCAAAACCACCTGTTGCCCGGGACGCAGCGGACGCCAACGACGAAAATTACGCCCTGTTTCCGTAGGCCATGGCAGCCACGCGCTGAGAAACCCCTTGGCGGTAACGCGAACTTTCCTGTTTGTGTGGTCCACGGCCTCAATGATCGCAATGCGGACCATATTGGCCAAGCGTCGCTCCAGATCTGCAATTCCCCACTGGCTCATTGTTTGATCTTTTCTTCCAGAGGATGATAGTGAAACTGGTATTCTTCACCTTGATCCGAAGCGGAGCCGTAGTAGACATTTCTGGCCTGTGGTGTTGAAGCAACAATCCACTCTTGATCCGGTTTGTCTTCTGATGGCACTGCCAGAACAACAGACGGTTTCTTCCGTACCTGCTCTGCGGCGGGCTGTTTCGGGTGCCACGCCGCATTACCAAGCTGTGTGACAAAGCGAACAGGAATGCGACTGGAATCCCACAAGGATTGCCCAAGAAATGCAGCATGCTTCCAGGTTACGGCCCACGCAACCGGATGAAATCCTTCCATGGCAACAGGCTTTGGAGCAACAGAGTCCAACTCGGCAGGACCAACGGAGCACCCCCAGCGTTGCCATGAAATCTGTGAAGCCAGAGAAATTGCGGTGCTGCGGGAAACATGTGTCGGATAAAGTCGATTGCCAGCGACCAGAGCGGTGGCCTGTAGAACCACAGAAACAGCTGTTTGTTCGGTGCCCGGATTAAAAGTCAGATCTGGATCCAGCCGGAGAATGTCAAGCTGGATTGCCAAGTCTTGGTCAGAGGAAACTGCTCCGGAAGCTCCCCCGTCAAATACCGGCACATTTGGTAAGTTTTTCTGCATGTCTCCCCGGATTGAGGAGAGCAATTGTTCTATGTCAACGTTTGTATTCTGTGTGCTCACAGTCCATCTTTCCTTGTCTGTTGGGGCGCTCCGCCATGGGCCAATAGTCGTTGCTTGTCGTGGCTGCTGCGGCTGCTGCCCAACCAGTATGCAACTGCTGTTGCAAAGGCACCGATAATTTGTCCGGCAATCAGATGAATGACATCAGCGTTGCTTGACGGGGTTGGTACCCACAGTAAAGCAGCCACAAGGGCAACAACCATGATGATCAAGGCACAGGTCATCAGCGAAGGCATCCAGCTGTCACGTACCACTTGATCAGGAACGGAAGGAGACGAAACGGATTTTATTCCTTCAGGAGATGTTGCATCGTCCAGCATGGATTAATAACTCCATAAAAAGGGGCGCGGTCTGTCTGTCTCTGCAGGCAGGTCATCCAAGTGCAAGAAACGCAGAACCCCTTTTTGCTGAACGCCAATGCCGGTGAAACCCTTTGCCAGGGCAAGCTGAATCAACAGCAGGGCATCCGCACCACCCACGGCAACATCACAGGCCCTTCCTGTTGTATGTGGACCGGGCTTTGCCTTGCCCACCTCAGCAGGGTGAGAGGGATCACGAAAGCCGCTGGTAATAACCAT